AATTTGAACCGCGTTTTCACACTAACGATTCCGAATTCGTCTACACACAATTCAACTTTAAGACCCTTACAACAAGACCCTCAAACAAATTTAAAGGAGTAAATTATGCTGCTCTCAATAAAGAAAATGGGGATAGAAAATGTTTTATCCCACGTAACGACTTTATTTTTGAGTTAGACATTAGTGCTTACCACCCAACCCTTTTATCACATCAAATTGGTTATGAATTTGGTGAAGGTGATATACACCAAGAATTTGCGGATATGTACAAAGTGGATTACAAGAAAGCAAAGGAATTAACATTTAAGCAACTATACGGAGGAGTTTTCAATCAATACAAGGAACTGGAGTTCTTTAAGAAAACACAAGTATATACTGACGATTTGTGGGCTCAATATCAAGATAAGGGGTATGTTGAGTGTCCTATATCAAAATATAGATATGAAAGTGATAAATTACAAGATATGAACCCATCTAAGTTGTTGAATTATGTCCTACAGGCAACAGAAACATCCACCAATATTCTTATATTATGGGATATGTTTAAGATATTAAGGGGTGCGAAAACTAAGTTAATTTTATACACTTATGATAGTTTTACGTTTGATGTTGACAAAACAGAGAAAGATAAAATTTTAGCCATTATCGAGGTTTTTAAAAAATATAAATTAAAAACCAAGATGGTAAATGGGGGTAATTACCATGATATGTTCTAATTTATACAAAACTTGGAGACTCAACATATGTATAAGAAAATGAAAAATTGTAACAATCCTAAATGTAGTGTCCAATCCCCAACCTTCAATAAAAATAAAAATAATAAAGATGGTTTAAGCAATAGGTGTCGAGAGTGTGTTAAAAAAAGTGTTAATGAATCATATTATAAAAATAGAGATTATTACCTACAAGATGCCAAGGTAAGGGGAGTAATAACCCATAATAATGACCCCTCTATAAGAAAAGAAAATGCTGTTAAATTTGGTAAAATATATAAAGAAAGTGGGTATTATAAACAATATTATAAAGATAATAAAGAAAGGATAAGTGAGTATTATAAAAGTAGTGTGGTTGTTGAGAGGAGGAAAAAAAGATGGAGGGAAAGGTATTACACTAATATTCCCTTTAGGTTGAAGGAAATTCTTAAAGCTAATTTTCATCTATTTTTCAAAGATAAAGGTAAGAACAAAACTCTCAGCTTCCCCTCTATAATAGATTACACATATGAGGAATTTGAAAAACACCTAACAAAAAACCTTAGGAAAGGTATGAATTGGGATAATTTTGGGGAATTGTGGGAAATACACCACATCAAACCCCAAAATATGTTTGATGTCGAAAATATTGATGATATAAAAGAGTGTTGGGGGTTGGATAATATGACACCTTTATGGAAAACTACAGAAATATCTAAACAAATGGGAGATACAACTTTAGGGAATAGAAACGTACCTAAAGATAAAATTTACCAACCATAACTTGGAAACCGCAACAAATATTCGTATATTATGGGATATGTTTAAGGTATTAAAGGGGTGTAAAACTAAATTAATTTTATACACATATGATTCATTTACATTTGATGTAGATAAAAGCGAGAAAGAAATAATAACAAAAATAACAGAGATATTCAAAAATTACAAATTACAAACAAAATTTAACCATGGAACAACTTACGACTTTTAATAGTCATCCACATACGTATAAGGTAGACGACTTTTATGAGTCAACAACCATTAATGCTGGAGATTTGAATAATAGATTACTGTGTACCTTTACAAATTTAGAAGACCTTGATGGTTTACTCTCTAATATTACTTCGAAGTACGATATTTTATATAATAAGATTTTCGTTCTCCATATTAAAAGCAATAATGAATATGTTTGTACATATAATATTGATCAAGGGAATGTTAATTCAATTCCAGCCAATACAATACTAGTACATCGTAAGAAAGAATCTAACACTTTATATACTATTAACGCTCTAAACGAACTTATCAAAACCTTAAATGGTGGGGTAGTTAATAATAGATTCCCAATTGAGTGGCCCCACTACAGAAACACTATAATGTTAACACAAGATGGTGAGTTAAAACAATTGAGAACAAAGATCTATAAAATTATAGAATTATAATGGAAGAATTAAACACATTTAGAAAATTCCTGAAAGAGGGATATACCCAATCAGACTTTGAAAAATTAAAAGATGCATTATATCATGGTGATATTCCAGGACAATTAATCCTCCAAAAAGACGGTAATATCGATATACTATTAGGTCGTGACTACCCAGATTCACTAGCTGACAAGGCATATGATTTTGCTAAAGATTTAGGAATTGAATTAGGAATAATGGCCGATGGTTCATTTAGAGACGATCCCATAGAATCAGCAATGGTTAACGGAGGTCCTCAAGAATGGGATAGAGATTATGGTGATGGGGATGATGAAGAAGATGAATACGATGATTATTAATCAAACCCAAACAAAATAATATTAAAAAACATAACTCCCAAAAGGGAGTTATTTTTGACTTGGAGTAGCCAATTTAGGTTATTACATTCACACATAAATAATTTATAAACCCAAAAACAGTTATATTATGGACTTAAACGTCATTAAACAACGCTTGGAAAACATGAACAAGCAATCAAGTAACGGTGGTGGAGAGAAGAAGAATCTTTTCTGGAAGCCGACCGTAGGAAAACAAATCATTAGAGTTGTTCCCAACAAATTCAACAAATCTAACCCATTCACTGAAATGATGTTCTATTATGGAATAGGTGAGAGAGTAATGGCTTCTCCTACCAATTGGGGTGAGAAAGATCCAATTGCAGAATTCATCCAAAAACTGAGACAAACATCAGACAAAGACAATTGGAGATTAGCTAAAAAATTAGAAGCTAAAGTAAGAACTTTTGCACCTGTAGTAGTTAGAGGTATGGAAGATGAAGGTGTTAAATTGTGGCAATTCGGATCTATGGTATATCAAGAATTCTTGAATATGGCTACAGATGATGAAATCGGAGATTTTACAGATGTATCAAGTGGTAGAGATATCAAATTGACTACTGTAGGACCTGAAGTTACAGGAACTGCATATAACAAAACATCATTATCACCATCACTTAAACAATCTCCACTATCTGAAGATGGGGGAGAAGTAGAAAAAATGTTGGACGATCAAGTGGATCCATTGAAAGTATTCAAGAAATTTACTTATGAAGAAGTAAAAAATGCTTTAGCTAAATATATTGATCCTGAAGGGGATAATGAAGAAGGAAGTATATCATCTGAATCACCAGTATCATTTGAAAGTGATTTAAAGGAAGAACCAAAGTCTAATTATTCATTGAGTTCTAAACCTAAAGAAACCAAAGTAGATAAATTCGATGCTTTGTTTGATGATGACTTACCTTTTTAAAATAAAATAAAATAATGGCAAAAAAAAGAAACAAAACCCTCCAAGAGGCAGCTTCGGCTGAGATTCGTTCTAGTTTTAGTTTAGATGGTTTTAAGAGTAAAAAAGGTTTAACCTCAAAAGCAAAATTTAAAGAACAACAGTGGATCCCACTTTCAGATGCTTATCAAGAAATAACATCAGTACCCGGAATCCCTATGGGACATATAGTTCTACTTAGAGGACATTCAGATACAGGAAAAACAACCGCCTTATTAGAGGCGGCTGTATCAGCTCAAAAGAGAAAAGTATTACCTGTCTTTATCATCACTGAGATGAAATGGAATTGGGAACATGCGATACAGATGGGACTTGAAGTAAATGAAGTGATAGATGAAGAAACAGGTGAAGTAGTAGATTATAACGGAGATTTTATCTATATAGATAGAGAGAGTATCCACTCAATCGAAGACGTAGCAATGTTTATCCTAGATCTAATCGATGATCAGAAAAAAGGAGATCTACCTTACGACTTACTATTCCTATGGGACTCAATCGGTTCAGTACCGTGTGAAATGTCCATAAAATCCAATAAAAATAACAATGAATGGAATGCTGGTGCAATGTCGACACAATTTGGAAATAGCGTTAATCAACGCATAGTTTTATCCAGAAAGGAATCGTCACCTTACACAAATACACTAGTTTGTATTAACAAGGTTTGGACAGCCAAAGCAGAATCACCTATGGGTAAACCAAAATTGATGAACAAGGGAGGATTTGCAATGTGGTTTGATTCAACATTTGTTGTAACATTTGGAAATATCTCAAACGCTGGAACATCTAAGATTAAAGCAATTAAAGGTGGAAAGCAAGTAGAATTTGCTAAACGTGTAAACGTTCAAATTGACAAAAATCACATCAATGGTATGACTACTAGAGGTAGAATTGTAATGACACCTCATGGCTTTATTTTAGATAGTGATAAGGATCTAAAAAAATATAAGGAAGACCACACAGCTGAATGGGCAGCTATATTAGGGGGAGGTGATTTTAACATCATCGAAGAAGATCAAAATTACGATGACATTTCATCATTTGTATCTGAACCAGAATAAATAAAACCAACATATACTTATACTAACTGTGGCTTCTCCTTTGGAGAGGCCACTATTTGTTCGTATATTCACCACAAATAAAATTAATAATGGATAAAAAGAACTTAATAAATCTCCTCAACGATGTTAAGGAAGATGACCAAAATGTAGTCGAAAGTGAAAGAGTATTAATTATAGATGGTTTAAATCTGTTTTTTAGAAACTTTGCAATGTTAAATATGGTAAATCCCGAAGGGGTTCATATAGGGGGGTTAGGTGGATTTTTTAGATCCTTAGGTGCCCTTATTAGACAAACACAACCCACAGAAGTAGTTGTGGTATTTGATGGAGTTGGATCTTCTGCAAATCGTAAAAACCTAGTACCTGAATATAAATCCAATAGAAATCTCCAACGTATCACCAATTGGGATACTTTCGATGATTTGGAAGAGGAAGATGATGCTAAAATAGATCAAATCGTTAGAATTATCCAATATTTAAAAACACTACCAGTTAAAACTATTGCTTTAGATAAAACAGAGGCCGATGATATTATAGCATATTTAGGTCAAATCATCCCTAAAAAACCCGAAGATAAAATTATTATAGTATCATCTGATAAAGATTTCCTACAATTGGTAAATGAAAACGTTATTGTATATAGACCTATGGAAAAGGAATATTACAATGAAGAAACAATTAAAGAGAAATTTAACATCCCACCTAACAATTTTATTATATATAAAACACTTCTGGGCGATAATTCAGATAAAGTTAAAGGTGTTAAAGGTTTAGGTGAGAAGGGATTATATAAAAAATTCCCTGAAATTACTGAAAGGTTATTAACATTAGATGATATCTATGATATATGTGAAGTTAAAATGAAGGAGCATGTAGTATATGCTCGTGTTATCCAAAACATAGATGATTTAGAGAAAAATTATAAAATAATGGATTTAAGTAATCCAATGTTAACACAGAGAGACAAAGACCATTTAGAACAGTTTGTTTCCTCCAAAGAATATCAGTATCTTCCAGAACAGTTCCTAGCAATGTACCATCAAGATCAATTAGGAGCTATTATACGAAATGTTGAATTCTGGGTTAAAGATGTATTTAGTAGATTCGCACCAAAAGAACAAATTAATAGTTAAATAAAAACCAATAAAAGTTATGACATTAAACAATATGAACCAATATGGACAGGGATTCCAAATTAAAGTAATTTCATCTTTACTTTCCCACAAGGATTTCTTGATCAACATTCACGACATTATAAGTGAAGAATATTGGGACAATCAATCCCATAAATGGATTATCAAAGAAATAATCCGATATTATGGTAAATACCATACAACACCTTCAATGGAAATTCTTAAAGTAGAACTACAGAAGGTAAAAAATGATGTTTTAAAAATATCAATTAAAGAACAATTGAAATTAGCATATGAGGCATCAGATGAAGATTTAGAATATGTACAAGAAGAATTCTCTACATTTTGTAAAAACCAACAATTAAAAAAAGCATTACTTAGTAGTGTAGATTTACTAAATGCTGGTGATTTTGATGGAATTAAATTTCTAGTAGAATCTGCCCTCAAATCAGGTCAAGATAAAAATGTAGGACATGAATATAATAAAGATATCGAATCAAGATTTAGAGAAGATTCTAGAACAACAATTGCAACACCTTGGGAACGTATAAATGATTTAATGCAAGGTGGTTTAGGAAATGGAGATTTTGGTTTAATATTTGGAAATCCTGGAGGTGGAAAATCTTGGAGTTTAGTAGCTGTAGGTGGATATGCTGTCAGATTAGGATATAATGTTGTTCACTACACTCTAGAATTAGGTGAAGCTTATGTAGGGCGTAGATATGATGCATTTTTCTCACAAATCCCAGTTGATAATATCTTAAAACATAGAGAAAAAGTAGAAGATATAATTACTGAACTTCCAGGAGAACTTATTATTAAGGAATTTCCTCCAGGAAGAGCAACAATATCTACAATAGAATCCCACATTCGCAAAATAACAGAACTAGGAACAAAACCAGATTTAGTTATAATTGATTATGTAGATCTACTTTCAACAAGAAAGAAAACTTCTGATCGTAAGGGGGAGATTGATGATATTTATACAAGCACTAAAGGATTAGCTCGTGAATTAGACTTACCAATTTGGTCGGTTTCTCAAGTAAATAGAGCTGGTGCTAAGGATGACGTTATTGAAGGTGATAAAGCAGCGGGTTCATATGATAAGATTATGATAACTGACTTTTGTATGTCTCTTTCAAGGAAAGCCAAAGATAAAGTTAACGGTACTGGTAGATTTCATATTATGAAGAACAGATATGGGATGGATGGTCTGACATTTGGAGTACAAGCCAATACGTCAACCGGACATTTCACAGTTCACGATTACGACCCAGACGAGGAATTTGCAGCAGAAACTACCAATACTAGGACTAATAACTATGATGCGATAGATACATTTGACAAGAAAATATTAGCTAACAAGTTTTTTGAATTAGGTAAATAATTCAAAATTTATTAAAAAAACACTATGAATAGAGATATAATGAAGGAGAGGGTTGTATATAAACCTTTTGAATACCAAACAGCAGCCGATTATTGGTTGAAACAACAACAAGCCCATTGGCTACATACAGAAGTTCCAATGATGTCGGATTTAAATGATTGGAATTCAAATTTAAATGAGACTGAAAAAAATATTATAGGTTCAATCCTTAAAGGATTTGCCCAAACTGAAACTGTTGTAAATGATTACTGGACAGGTTTAGTAACTAAATGGTTTAGAAAACCTGAAATTATTATGATGGCTACAACATTTGGAGCCTTTGAAACAATCCACGCTGAAGCATATTCTTTATTAAATGAAACTTTAGGTTTAGAAAACTTTGATGAATTTATGGAAGATGAAGCTACAATGGCTAAGATTGAAAATTTAACATCAATCCGTGATAGCTTTAAGGGGGAAAAAGACCTACATGAAATAGCTAAATCATTAGCAATATTCTCAGCATTCACAGAGGGTGTAAATTTATTTTCTTCATTTGCAGTTTTATTATCATTTAAAATGAGAAATAAATTAAAGGGTGTAGGACAAATAGTTGAGTGGAGTATTAGAGATGAATCATTACATTCAGAAGCAGGGTGTTGGTTGTTTAGAACAATGATAGAAGAAAACCCATCACTTAAAACCCCAGAACTAGAAGCAGCTATAAATGAAGCAGCTTTACTTTCATTAGAACTTGAATTAAATTTTATTAAAAAGTGCTACGAGTTAGGAGATTTAGAAGGATGTTCTCAATATGATCTAGAAAACTTTATTAAAAATAGAGTAAATGCTAAATTGGGAGATCTAGGATATAAAGGTATTATTTCAGATATTGATGTAACAGCTGTAGAGAGAATGAAATGGTTTGACCATTTATCAGCAGGTAAACAACACACTGATTTCTTTGCAAACAGAGTAACTAATTACTCTAAGGGAAATATGAGTTGGGACGAATCAATATTTTAAAAAATTAATAATTATGGATAATAACAGTTTAGTAGCAGATTACACAAAATGGGAAAGAGGTAAAGACTTCCCTGAATACATGGATGAAGTATCCTTGTCAACAATCTCAAAGGGATATCTACTGCCCGGAGAAACACCAAGAAAAGCATATAGGAGAGTAGCACACGCAGTTGCAATCCGATTAAATAGACCTGATTTGGAATCTAAATTTTTCAAATACATTTGGAATGGCTGGATCGGCTTAGCATCTCCAGTTCTATCAAATACAGGAACAGATAGAGGATTACCTATCTCATGTTTCGGAATCGATACTCCAGACTCTGTTAGAGGTATTGGATTGACAAATGCCGAATTGATGAGACTTA